CCTCGCTTGCGCCTGTCGCCTTATCGGCCTCGCCGATGAATTGAATAACGTTGTTCCGCATGACGGCGAAAGCTTCGTCGATCGTCTGGGGCATCTGCCGGAAAATCCGGTCAACCTGGTCGCCGCCATCGACCATTGCGCCGATGAGGTCTTTGATTTGAAGTTTTCCGGCCGCCGCCATCTGGACGATAGCGCCTTTCGAAACATTTAGCCGCTTGGCCAAAAGCTCTTGCACGACGCCGGCGTTTTCCATGACGGTTCGGAACTCGTCACCGTCGAGCTTTCCTTTTTGCAGAGCTTGGGAGAACTGCAATAGGACCGACGTTTGCTCGGATGCATTCGCGCCGCCGAGCTTTAAAGCCTTGGCGAGCGTGGTCGTAACTTTCTCTGCCGTGCCAGCTTCGAAGCCATAGTCGCGGATCGCGGCCGAGGTTCGGATATAGAGCTTGCTGTAGGCTTCCACATCGACGCGGCTATCATTGGCGAGCGCAGTCAATTGCTCTGCCGACTTGAGGCCGATCCCAAAAACTTGCGACGAACCCTCTATCGAGCGCGTCACCCGTGTCCATGCGTTCGCGTACTCAATGACGGATGCCGCCCCGAGCGCTGCGCCAATGCCGCCAAAGACCGAACCGAGGCCGCCGCCTGCGCGGCTCAACGCGGCCATGTTCGCCGTGGTATTCTTGAGCGCGGCCGTGGTCTTTGTGAGCGCCGGGGGGAGTTGGTTTAAGTTCCCGATGACCGGGCGGACTAGCTGCGCCGTGCCGCCGAACTTCGACATGCCGGCCGCAAGCCGTTCGCTGGCGATCTGCGCCGACAATGCGTTGCGGCCGACACTCGCCATACCGGCCGAAACGCGGTCATTCGTCTGTTTGAACCGCCGTTCAATCTGCGTTGACCGGGTGTCCGCGACTTTTGCGGCGCCGTCCATTGCCTTCTGAAACTTGTTGACCTGTGCCTCGAGCGAGACGACGAGCCGCTGCATATCGACGTCAGCCATCAGAAGCCCTCTATCCCCATTTCCGACAGTCGGTCGTCGCTGACTTCGACTGCACGCTTTTCAGGCTTCGCGCCGTTCGCGAGGCGATGACCTTTCACCGCTTGCGCAAATTCCCAAAGTGTCATCGCGCCAACGTCCCGGCCCAGAACGCCGCCCCACATATAGACGCTCGCCCAATCAACTTTCCCCCGCGGCAGCGTTACGCTGCTGCCGCCGCCCTCTCCCCCGCAGAGTTATCGCCCTCGTCGGCTTCTTGCTCGCCGTAAAGGGCGTGCATCAAAACGAGTTGAGCGATCAGCACGCATCGCGCGAGGCATGGCGGCTCGACGTGCAGTTTTGTGAGACGGCGGGCGTCGTCTTTCGACAGCCCGCCGCCTTCTAGTCCTAAGCTGATCGTGGCAAGCACGTCATCGACGTGCCACATGCTGTTTTGGAGGCGATGCAGAACCCAAGCCGGGCCTGCGTCACACCGCTGTTGCAACGCGCGCAACAGCTCAATGTCGAGATTAAACGTGTGCTCGCCCCCGGCCCACGTCAGATCAATGCCCCGCATGTTTACTTAGCTACGCGGGTCGGGACGCCGTCGAACTGAATTTCGATTTCTGCCGTGACCTTCTGCCCTTTGGTGCGCGCGTTGTTGAGGCTGACCAATAGCGCCGGACCCGTTTCCGAGATCGTGTCGCCGGTCACGCCTGCATCGTTGGCTTTGACGTTGCGCACGCGGCAGTTGAGCGTCGAGCCGGCATAAAACCAGTCCATCATTTTCTCGTGGCTGCCCAGCGCCCAAACGCCCGATCCCGAAACCATGACTTCCTGCGACCGCACTTGACGCTCAACGGCGAGCGGCAGGCTTTCGTCGTCGCAGTCCGGCACTTCTGCCGTATCGACATTAGAGGTCCGGTTGATCGTCACGTCGATCAGGCCGCAAATGCTGGCGTAAGTGCCAGATAGAGGCGTGAACTCAACTTCCAGAACCATTTCTTCATAGCGTTGTGTGACGGCGCGGGCCATTTTATCTACCTTTCCAAAAGAAAAGGCCGCTCAATGGCGGCCTCCAGTGCAGAATTTGACATTGTGGTCAGAGAAGAAAAGTTCGTCTGTCGTTCTTTCTTCGGTTATCTCGATCCCAAAGCGGCTGTAAATTCGTTAGCGCCCAAGCCGCTTTGAACTCGGGACAACTAAACGTCTTGTACTTGAATGCTGTAAGCGGAACGCGATGGTCAATATGCCAACCGGCCTCGCCGTTCCGGTAGTTTGCCCACGACATACCTGGCAGGAACTGGCGCTCGATGTGTTCAAGAAACTCCGCAAGGGTGAACCCAAGTATGTCAAAAGTTTTCTTGCTCGACTTCTGACCTTTGAGCATTCCCCTATTTATGCCGGTTCGCATCGCGCTCGATATTCGGCCCTGAATGCCAAAACTTCTCCAGCATCCCGGCGAGCAGTAGAAATTCTTCCCCCGCCGCCCCTTAAAGCCGGTCCCGTAGTGCCTACACTTAAACCGTTTCTCTACCTTCCGTTCTTTATGCCTACGCATACTCGAAGCAGAGCAGTTGCGAAGATTTACGATCCTCGCACAAGGCCGACAGTATCTTTGATAATTGGAGTTGCGCTCAGTCTCCGATCCGCACTCTTTGCACGAGATCAAAATCTTCTTTTGGTTGGCAACGCATGTTAGGCTGGCATCAGCCATCTGGACCTCTCAATCAGGTTCCCTTGGTTAGAGGCCGAGGCGGTGTTACCAGCACCTCTCGGCTTCGCTAATAATAGCCAAATAGTTGCGTTTCTTCAACCTTTTTGCTTGCGCCCCTTGGCGCGCTGCAACGCGATCCTGTCCTCGACGGAC